GCCAGATGCTTTTTATCTGGGATTCGATGGCTTTAACACCATCTATTAGTGATATTGAATCAGACTTTAACCCCTTATCAACGATGGCAGTAAAGCCTCGTATCCTTTCTAAGGGTTTATCTAAACTGATTCAACCAATCGCTAACACCAAATCAACATTATTGATTCTAAACCAGTTGAAAACAAACATCACCAGACGCCCAGCAGAGGCCATGGTGACGCCGTATTTCACGCCGGGGGGTAAGGCCCTAGCTTATTCGTATTCTCTGCGTGTATGGCTCACAGCGCGGAAAGGAAAGAAGAGTTTTATCTATGACGATAAGGGATTCCGCATTGGAACTGAAGTGAAGGCAAAAATTGAAAAGAGTCGCTTCGGAACTCAGGGCCGCGAATGTAATTTTAAAATTGTTTGGGGTGGCGCCGAAGTAAAGATTATGGATAAAGAAAGTTGGTTTGAAGCAATCAAATCGTCAGAGCATTTAACTAATGCCGGCGCATGGTTTACTTTAAAGTATGCTGACGGCAAGGTCGATAAATTCCAGACTAAAGACTGGATCAATAAGCTGGACAATGAGAAATTTTATAATAGAGTTATTGAATTGTTGGAACATGAAGTCGTGATGAAGTTCGATAAGAGATTGGGAACTGCTGATGAGTTTTATGGAGAAAAGGAGGATAAAAACTAATGAAAATAGGTTCTGCTGCAACTATTAAGAAGAGTGGTCCGCGCAAAAAAACGCGGCAAGGGTGTGGTAAGTTTACGAAAAGGTACCACAATAAGCGATCGAAGATGTATAAAAAGCCGTATCGTGGTCAAGGTAGATAAAATTCACTTGACTTGTTTGATGACCCCTGATAGAATATAGCTTCTATCAGGGGTTTTTTTATGGACAGAATTATGATCGTGGATATGCTGAATATGTATTATAGGGCATACATTGTAGATCCTTCGCTTTCTTCAAATGGCCAGCCAATTGGAGGGATCAAAGGCTCTTTAAAAATTTTACAAAAGTTATGTAGGGAGATTAAACCAACACAGGTTTATATTTGTTGGGATGGCCGCGAAGGCTCATCCAAGCGAAGAAAGATTAACAAGGGATACAAAGAAGGGAGAAAGCCCATCAGGCTTAATCGAAGTGTTAAGAACTTAACAGAGCAACAAGAGGCACAAAATAAGATTTGGCAGATGATCAGATTGGCTGAATACTTTAATCAGTTGCCAGTTTGCCAAATTAACATTGATTACTCCGAGGCAGATGACATCATCGGGGCATTGGTAAGGAGATTTAAGCACAAGCAAAAGGTAATTGTTTCAAGCGACAAAGATTACTTTCAACTCTTGGATGATACAACGCTTCTTCTTCGACCAACGCAGAAACAGCTTCTAAATAAAAATAACATCTTAGAAGAATATAACATTCACCCATCAAACTTCGCACTTGCGAGAGCTATCGTGGGAGACAAGAGTGACAACCTTCCCGGCGTAAAAGGCGTGGGTCTTAAGACAGTGGCGAAAAGAATGCCTTTTTTGAAGAACAAAGAAGATTGCCTCTTGCAAGATGTGTTCGAATCTGCTATAGTAGAAGACCGATTTTGGGAAAAGATAACAGAGCACAAAAGTTTGATCGAAGAAAACTATAAAGTTATGAATCTGGGAACAGTCTTTCTATCTCCTCAAAATACAAGGGGGATTAAAGAGTCAGTAGAGAACTATCCACTAGAGTTCGCTCGCACTGAATTTATTAAAATGATGATGCGGGATGGGTTTGCCGCGATGAATTGGGAAGATCTTTACACTTCTATGAACCGGATAAGGATGGCCAATGCTAAATAAAGATTTTTCAAAATTTGGGAAAAACTTCCAAGAAAACTTGGTTCAAATTATGTTTGAAGACCGTGTTTTCTGTGACCAATTGGGTGAGGTTTTCAAGGTTGAGTTTTTAGAGCAAAAGTACTTACAAGCGTTTGTTGAAAAGTTATTTGAATATAAAAATAAATTTGAGACACACCCCTCTGCGAAGACTTTTGCTGCTGTTTTACGCACAGAATTGGATGAAGACAATGAAGTATTGACAAAGCAGATAAGAGTGTACTTCGCTAAAATCTATGCGAATTCTGCAGTGGAGGATGAAGACTATGTAAAGCACACAGCCTTAGATTTTTGTAGAAAGCAGAAACTGAAGGAAGCTTTAATGAAGTCTGCCAATTTGCTTCAAAAGGCATCCTTTGATGAAATCTCACTGTTGATTAATGACGCTTTAAAGCTTGGATCCGATAATTCTTATGGTTATGATTATAAATTGGATTTTGAAAAAAGGTTTGTTGTTAAGTTGCGTAGTCCTGTTTCGACCGGCTGGAGTTTGGTGGACAAATTGTGTAAAGGCGGTCTAGGTTCAGGCGAACTTGGAGTTGTAATTGCTCCAACTGGCGCAGGCAAATCTATGGCGCTTGTTCATTTAGGCACACAAGCCTTGATGGCGGGTAAAACGGTAGTACACTTCACACTAGAACTTGGTGATACTGTGGTGGCTTCAAGATACGACTCTTGTTTAACTGGCATTCACTTGAAGGACCTTTACGAGCGAAAAGATGAAATTTATGAGAAAATTAAGGATCTTAAAGGCAACATCATCGTAAAAGAATATCCAACAAAGTCTGCTAGCGTGGTAACCTTAAAGAACCATTTACATAAATTAAAGACCCGGGGTATTGAGGTGGGAATGATTATTGTAGATTATGGCGATTTGCTTAAGTGTACTGGCAATTATCGAGAAAAGAGGATCGAATTGGAGTCTATCTACGAGGATCTTCGTGGGATGGCTCAGGAATATAGGTGCCCTATTTGGACCGCATCACAAACTAATCGTGGCGGCCTAAATGCAGAAGTTATTACAATGGAGAGTATTTCTGAAGCTTTTAACAAATGTTTCGTGGCCGACTTCATATTTACTCTATCCCGCACCATCGAGGACAAAAATACAAATTCGGCACGCATGTTTGTGGCAAAGAATAGGAATGGTCCTGATGGATTGGTTTACCCGATGAGTATGGATACAGCAAATGTAAAGATGAAAGTTTTAGAACCAGATGGCAATTCTATTGCTGACATAAACAAAGAGGCAGCTAAAAATCAGAAACAGCGGTTAGCGGAGATTTACAAGAAATTTAAAAATGGGGAGAACTAAATGGAATTAGCAACTGAAATCTTGTCCGACATCACAGTACACATGAAGTACACACGTTACCTACCTAAGAAAAAGCGTAGGGAAACGTGGAGGGAACTGGTCAATCGCAATAAGCGAATGCACTGGAAAACTTATCCAAACTTAAAAGATGAGATCACAGAGGCTTATAAATTAGTTCACAATAAAAAGGTGTTACCTTCTATGCGCTCCATGCAGTTTGGAGGCAAGCCAATTGAAGTTGCTCCAAATCGTATTTATAATTGTGCTTTTGCCCCTATTGATGATTGGCGAGTGTTTAGTGAAATTATGTTTTTGTTGCTTGGAGGAACCGGCGTTGGTTATAGTGTTCAGCAACACCATGTTGATAAATTACCGGAGATTCGAAGGCCAAATCCTAAGCGATCTCGCAGGTTTTTGATCGGCGATAGTATTGAAGGTTGGGCAGATTCGGTAAAAGCGTTAGTGAGAAGCTATTTTTTTGGCGGTTCTACTATAAGATTTGACTTTAGTGATATCCGTCCGAAGGGTGCGAGACTAATTACTTCAGGTGGTAAAGCACCGGGCCCACAGCCACTAAAAGAGTGCCTGCTCAAGGTTAGAGGTATTTTAGATGAAAAAAGTGATGGAGATAAGTTACAAGCTATCGAGGTGCATGACATTGTTTGTTATATTGCCGATGCTGTTCTCGCCGGCGGCATTCGCCGTGCTGCTCTCATCAGCCTCTTCTCTGCTGACGATGGCGAGATGTTATCTGCCAAAACTGGCAATTGGTGGGAGAAAAATCCACAACGAGGGCGTGCAAACAATTCTGTCGTATTACTCCGACATAGAATCACAAAGGATGTCTTTGAATCCCTCTGGGAGCGTGTAAAGGCTTCTGGTACCGGCGAACCCGGCTTTTACTTTTCAAATGATAAAGATTGGGGAACAAACCCGTGCTGTTTGGATGGCGACACCCTTGTTACTACCGATGTTGGACTCATCACTATCCGCGATTTGGTTTCTAAAGTAGATGAGGGCGAGGAAATAAATGTGCTTTCATATGACGAGGAAACTGGCGAGTTGGAATACATGTTAGTTGAGGCTGGTGCCATGACGAGGGCTGATGCTGACGTAATAAAGATTGAGACAGAGGATGGGCAAATCATTACTTTGACTCCCGACCACAGGGTCTTCACGGAGAACAGAGGGTATGTGGAGGCGGCCCAACTAACTGAGGAAGATATATTGCTATTTACTTAATAAGGCGGGCGTTTGGGGGTTTTCAATCCTATTTATAGTATGGAAACATTACAAGGGTTGGAACCCCAAACGAACCTGCAAAAAGCAATAGAAATAATATATTTGAACTTGGACAAGGGAAAGGTAAAGATTATACCACAAGAGTTCGCAAAAGAGTATGAAGAGTATGCGACAAAAAGATATGCGGAGATTGGAAACTCGGCAAGAGCATCAAACAAGAGGATGTTTCTTTTGAATAATGCAAGTAGAATTTTTCCAACAGAATTCCGATTTGTAAAGGAGCACATATCGTCTTTGTATAGTAAAGGCAACGGGCTAAAGAGGATAGCAAAAATGATTGGCCTATCTTACACAAGGACGAGAACTCTTTTTGGTATTCTCGGCATTGAGATAAATAAGGGCACCAATGTTGTTTATGAAAAGACAAGGGAAATTAGAAGTGATAACCTTAAAGAAATGTATAAGAACAGGACTGGCTGGTTTAGAACATTTGATAGAAAGACCAACAAAACTTCCCGTGGCATTCAAGGGTATTATTACAATAAGAGCCGAGACAAGCCCGTTTGGCTGCGAAGCACATACGAATACACATATGCGAAGTGGTTAGATAGACAAGGTATTGACTGGGACGCAGAGCAGCAAACGTATCAGTTGGAAGGCACTACATATAGGCCAGACTTCTTCATTTACGAAGAAGGGGTTTTAGTGAAGATCGTTGAGATAAAAGGATTTTGGGATAGGGGGGCAAGGAAGACGGAGGAACTATCAGCAAAATTAGACATAGAAGTCGTCTTGATAAGGGACATTAAACCTTACTGCGACAAATCATACAAAAAGGAATTAGTGGAATGGAAACTACAAAGACAATTAGACGAACCAAAATAAAAAAAGTAACTATAGAAAAAAACAGGGATGTTTATGACATACAGGTAAAGAAGAATCATAACTTCTTTGCGAACGGGCTATTAGTTCACAACTGCGAAATTGCATTACGCCCCTATCAGTTCTGCAATCTTACAGAGGTAAACGTGAGTAACGTAGAATCACAGGAAGAACTAGAAAAGAGAGTTAAGACAGCGGCGTTTATAGGCACCCTACAAGCCGGTTATACGGACTTTCACTACCTTAGAGACGTATGGCGTCGAACTACCGAGAAGGACGCGCTTATAGGCGTTTCTATGACGGGAATTGCGTCTGGCAAAGTGTTAAATCTCGACATGACGCAAGCTGCGAAGGTTGTAAAAGAAGAAAACGCTAGAGTCGCTAAGATTTTAGACATTAAACCGGCGGCTCGCTGTACAACTGTTAAGCCAGCAGGAACAACAAGCTTAACTTTAGGAACTAGCTCTGGAATTCACGCTTGGCACAACGATTATTACATTCGTCGGATTAGAGTGGGTAAAAATGAGGCAATCTACTGGCATCTTTACTTAAACCATACAGATTTAATTGAGGATGAGTTTTTTAGGCCGCATGATACTGCTGTTATTAGTATTCCTCAAAAAGCGCCCGAAGGTGCCATTACTAGGCACGAATCTGCCCTCCAACTACTAAAAAGAGTGGCTAAAGTGGCCGGCGAGTGGGTAAAGCCGGGACATAGAAAGGGGCAGAACACTCATAACGTTTCTGCGACCATTACTATTAAAGATGCCGAATGGCAAGACGTTGGCGAGTGGATGTGGGAAAACCGCGACAAGTATAATGGCTTAAGTGTATTGCCTTATTCAGATCACACTTACAAACAGGCACCATTTGAAGATTGTTCTAAAGAAACTTACGATGTTTTAGTTGAATCCTTAAAAGAGGTTGACTTAACTCAGGTGGAAGAGGAAGACGACAATACAGATCTAAAGGGTGAATTAGCCTGCGCTGGTGGAGCGTGCGAGATCACTTGATTTTTGCATGGTTTTGAACTATTTAATAAAGAGGCAACTCACAAAGGGGTGTTACAATGTCGTCGGTAAAAGAACTATTAAGAAAGCTTATTAATGAAGAAATAGAAAAATTAGAAGAGCAG